TCAATGACTGACTTTATCTTAGATGCTAAGAACAACAACCCTGCTAAGAAAGAGGATATGTTGGCTAAGGCTTTCGAAGCTAATGCTGATAAATTCAAGGCTTTGGGACAACGTAGAGATGCAGCATTCGGAATGAATTTGAAAGCCGTAGGTGATATGAACCTTACTGCTAACATCGGTTCTGATTGGGCTTCTAAAATCGCAGGATTATCTAACGTAATCTTGACTGACCCTTTCCGTACTATTCACTTGCGTGACATCTTGCGTACATCTACTATCGAGCAGAATGGTGTATTCAAGTTTGCTAAGAAGACTGGTTCAGAAGGTGGCCCTGCTATCCAAACTGAAGGTTCATCTAAGGCACAAGTTGATTATGACTTCACTATCTCTGAGGTAACTCCTAAGACTATTGCTGCTTACGCAAAGATTTCTAAGCAAATGTTATCTCGTTTGGTATGGTTGCAATCATTTGTTTCTACTCAAATGGTTAACGATTTGTTAAACGTGGAAGATACTAACTTGTATGACTACGCAGGAACTTCTCCTTTCGCAGGTCTTTATGAGTCAGCTTCTACTTACACTCCATCAGGAACTGTAACTATCGCTTCTAATCGTTGGGATAAATTAGCTAACTCAATTGCTCAATTGAAAGCATTGCGTTACACTCCATCTGCTATCATGGTTAACCCTATTGATGAGATGGAATTGTTAATCAACAAAGAGTCAGGTGCAGGTTACTCTCACCCATCATTGTTGACTGGCCAACGTATGACTATTGCAGGTGTGCCTATCATTTCTTCTGACATTGTAACTGCTAACACATTTATGGTTGGAGATTTCAATAAGGCTGCTGAGTTGTTGTTCGAAGATAACATCATGACTGAATTTGCTTACGAAGATGGTGATAACTTCACTAAGAACTTGGTAACTGTTCGTGTTGAGGAGTCTATCGCATTACCAATCTACTTTGCTAACGCAATGTTGAAAGGTTCTTTCGCAACTTCATAGTTATAATTTAATGTATTGTATAATGAGCCTACTTCCCATGAGAACAGTAGGCTTATTTTTTAAAAATCTAAACTAAAACACGATGGTAACGGTAAAATGTATTACATTGTTTCATGATATTGCTGAAAATATTATGAGAAATCCAGGTGATGAGTGGAAGTGTGAGAAGGAAAGAGGTGACCTCTTAAACTCTCGTAATTTCGTTCAAATCATTGCAAATGATGAAGTAGTTCAACCTGAGGAAAATAAAGCGGTTAAACCAACTTATAAGAAGAAATAATGACTTATGAATTAGAATCAGTTAGAACCCAAGGAATGGATTTAACTGTGGTAACAGATAGTATTGCGGTAACTACGATAATTCCATTATCCGAAGTTAAGGCTCATATTAACGTAGATTTTAGTGATAGTGATGCTAAGATTACTGAGTTACTTAAAAGTGCGTTTAGAGAGGTTGAGTTGTTTATACAAAAGGCTTTAAAAACTAAGACAGTTCGCCAATCTTATGTAGAGATTAATGGTACAATTGAATTAGCTTTTTCTCCTATTCAATCCATCATTTCGGTAACTGATTCTGATTTAGTCGCTTTCACGGATTATACAAAAAGTTTTGATAATACTAAGATTAGTGCTTATTCGGCATCAGGCATTGTTATCACATATACTGCTGGATTTACTTCCTTACCTGCTGACATAAAGAATGCAATTTTGGATATTGTAGCAGTTGACTTTGATGACACGGTTACCGACAAGCGGTTAGCACTTAAAGAGGTAAAAGATAGAATCAGACATTATCGACCAATGTATGTATAATAAGTTAAATAGAATTAAGGGAACATTTAAACGCAAACTTAGTGCAACATCTGATGGTGCAGGAGGTTTGAATGGTGTAACTTATTCAAGTTATACAACAAGTATTTACTTCGCAGAAACAAGTTCGTTTTATGGTAACTACGGAGGTATTAGAAACATTGAGAGTGGCAATTTTGCTACAAATCAATCCTTTGAAGGAAAGATGAGATACCGCAATGAGTTTATACCTAAAACAACCGACATTCTCGAAGTAAATGGTATTGAGTATGCTATATCCAATATTATGGATGCAGACTTCACTAAGCAATATTTAACTTTTAAAGCTGCAAGAAGACGTGATTAAGTTTAAGTTTCAAGGTCTTAAGGTATTAGCCAATAAGTTTGAAAGAGCATCTAAAAAGGGTGTTGATAATCTTTTTCAAATTCTTGATGATGAAGCTAATAAAATGGAAAAAAGAGCCATGAGAGATGCACCTTATAAAACAGGTAAGTTAAGAGGTTCATTTTTTAAGAATGGTATTCAAACCAATTCAAAGGTTTCCTATTATATTGGCTTTAAAGCATATTATGCTGCTTACAAAGAATTTGGTACAGGTAAAGGCTTAAGAATTGATGGTGAGTATTCAGAGTTTAGTGGATATGCAGAAACATTTAAAACTACTAATTATCCCGAAAACTATACTCGACAAAAGAAATACTTATTAAATGCGTTTATCTTAGGAAGAAGGGCAATTGATAAAAAGAATATTACTGCGGTTAAAAATCTAATAAAATGATAAATAGGAATTGTGATTACGATTTAAGAAAGGCTTATTTTCAAACATTAAGTGGCATTACTTATAATGGTCAAGCAGTTGGTGTTTATGATGAGATTGTCCCTTCGGGTGCATTATATCCTGTTATTGTTTTAGGAAACCAAATGTCAAGAGGAGAGAGGTCAAAAGATACTTTTTTAAGAGATGCAAATATTGAAATAAGCATTATTCAAACTTATACATCCGATGAAGGAGGTAAAAAAGAAGTTAATGATATTGCTAACATAATCATTGGTAGAATTATTACATCAAACAATACTTACGGCTTTAGTCAATACCTTACGACTTGGCAAGTCATAAATTGTGAATATCAAACAAATTCATTAATATTACAATTGCCAACAGGATGGCAAGTTGAAGAAAGCATAATATTTAGTCAATTATTAAATCAATTAAATTAAAAATAAAATGGCATTAGTAAAAGGAACAGATTTAAGAATCTATATCGGTGGTTCTGCGGGTGCAGGCGGTAAATTATTAACAAACGAAACTTCTTGCGACATTGAACTTTCAACTACAATGATTGAAACTTCAAGCAAAGATAGTGGTGCTTGGAAGACACAAATTCCAGGAAGAAAGTCATGGGGATTGTCTGCAACTGTACAATTAGACTACGCAGACCCAACTACATCATTTACTTATGATGCTTTATTAACTGCTTGGTTAGACCAAACTGAGTTGCACGTTACATTTAAAACTGCTACTGCAACTGATACTACTTTGTACGGACAAGCATACATTGAGTCTGAGCCTGTTAAGTCAGCAGACCAAACAATTGCTACTTGTGACATCAAATTAGTTGGAACAGGAGTATTATCTAAGGGTGTTGTACCGAGTGTATAATAATCGTAATTTTTGATTACATTTGGGGTGGGAATTTATTCCTGCCCTTTTTGCTTTAAACACAAACACAAAAACAATGAGAACAATAACATTTGAAGGTAAGAAAATTAACTTTGACTTTTCACTTGGTTGCATAAACGATGTTTATGTAAAGGAATTAGGTGGTGACTTTAACGACCTAATTAACATGAAAGAGTTTGAGAATGACCACAACAAGTTAATTAATATCACAAGAGATATGATGCTTAGTGGCCACATCTATTATTTGTTTTGTAATGGTGAGGATGAGATAGCTGAGAACTTAATTGAAAAGCAAAAGGGTGCAAGAATGGTTGCTACTAAGTGGTTAGTTCAAACAACTGTTGTTAAAGTTATTGATTGGATTAATTCTGATTTAATGCCAAGTGACTTAGAAGTTCCCGCCTCCGCAACTGTAAAAAAAAAGAGGTAGTAAGTTGGAGTTCAGTAATTAGTAGAATTAATCGAACTGGACTTAAACCTTGGGAGTGGAGAAAAATGACTTTTGGTCAATTTCTTGATTATGAATATGGTTTTGAATATAGAAACGCACTTCAATTCAATATGATTAGACACCAAATGTGGGCTTCATTAGCGGCAATGGGTGGCAAAGAAGTTAAGCAACCAAAAGACATACTGCCATTATGGATTGATGACATTGGAAAGCATAATAATAAAATAAAAGAAAAAGAGTATCTTTCGGATGATATAGTAAAAAAATGGATTAATTCAATAGAGTAATGGCAAACAATACGGTAATACATAGTGTAGAATTTACAGGGGATGCCTCCAAGTTACAAGCAGCTTGTCTTCAAGCAGCACAAGCAGTTGCAGGACTTGGTAATGTTGCAGGTTCTAATGCAACTAAAATACAATCCCTAAGTAGTTCTTTAGACAAATTAGGGTCTAAATTATCTTCGTTTGGTTCTTCTTTAACTGTTGGATTAACTGCCCCATTAGTTTTATTGGGCAAACAATTATTTACTAATGCTGCAAGTTTTGAGCAAATAGCAGTATCATTTGAAGTATTTACAGGTTCTGCGGAAGTTGCCAAGAATATGCTTGGTCAATTAAAGGATATGGCTTTAAAGTCACCTATGCAGTTCCAAGACATTACAAAAGGTGCTCAAACATTATTAGGTTACGGATTAACTGCTCAACAAGTTATACCGATAACTCAACGATTAGGTGATATATCAGGAGGTAATTCAGATAAGTTTTCTCGTTTAGCTTTAGCATTTGGGCAAGTTAATGCTGCGGGTCGTTTAATGGGTCAAGAAACTCGGCAAATGATTAACGCAGGTTTTAACCCATTACAAGCAATTTCTGATAAAACAGGTGAGTCAATGGCTTCTCTAACAAAAAGAATGCACGATGGTCAGATTAGTGTACAAGAAGTTGCAGATGCAATGAAGTATGCTACGAGTGAGGGAGGTAGATTTTACGGAATGCTTGATAAGCAATCTCAAACATTACAAGGTCAATTTAATAAATTATCGGAAAGTATAACTTTTGCTTTTGCAGAAATAGGTCAAAGTTTAGCAAATGCAAGTGGGGTTCAAAACTTTTTTGTTTATTTATCCGCAACGATTGAAACATTAAAGAATAAATTTTTAGCATTATCTCCTGAGGCTCAAACTACTATTGTTAAGATTGGTGCATTTTTAGCTTTACTTGGGCCAGCTACATTTATTATAGGTGGTGTTATAACTGCAATGTTGAATCTATCTAAAGCTATTTTAGCAGTAAGAGCAGCAATGATTGCTTTAATGGAATCAAATGCCATTGGCTGGGTTTTATTAGCATTGCCTGCAATAGCTATTGCATTAGGTTTTGCAATTGATAAATTTAAAGATTTTGGGAATGAAATTGACTCAACAATATTAAAAGCTAATGAAGCTGTTAATTCTTTTAAAGTTGAATCTATAACTGATAGTATAGGTAAATTAAATACTCAAATCTCTAATTTAAGGAAAAATAAAATTGACCCATCTCAAGGTATTTTTACTGAGATTCAAGGAATACAAAGAATTGAAAAATTAAAAAAAG